ATTTTTTTACCTTTTTTAGCTGTTTCTCCAGAAGGCTCTAAATAAATTGGCCAAGCATCCCCACCTAAATTCATAGTTGTAGATATTTCACAACTGAATCTATCTTTATGTCTTTTAAGTTCATCACCTTTTTTATAAATTCTTGCATATGAATAAGTAGGATATAAATTTAATTTAGTTTTTTTATTCATCAAATCATTAAGCATTAATAATAAAGTTTCCATTGCCGTATCCGCATAGTGAGAATAGGTTTCTGGTACTTGATCATCACTCCAAGTTCCAAACATACTTTCAAAGGGAGATATATATTTTTTTTTAAATAAAATATTAGCCACATTTCTTTTCATTAAAAAATAATTGTAAATAAAAATGGCTAGTTCTTTTGATATAGCGTTTTTAACAATTAAATATTTTTTATTTTTAAAACTCATTATTTAAATTCCTTTCCTAAATTCCAAATTACTAAAGAATATCTTGTACCTTTTATAATTGGTTTTACTCTATGCCACATAAAAGAAGGAAATACAATAATAGAACCTTGTTTTACTATTTCAGGAATTTTAACTATACTTTTTTTTCTACTGATCTCAGGGGTTCCTTGATAAAATTCTAGTTCTCCACCTTTATAAGTATCTGGATTAGATAAGGAACAGGTTACTGATAACTTTCTAATTTTATTATGTAGATAAATATTATCAGGTTTGTCATAAGCGCCATCAAATGAATCTTGATGCCAATCATAAAATTGTCCTTCTTTATATTTTGTAAATTGACAATCTTCGTTACTATCCCAATCAAAATTCCAACCAGAAGATTTATTGGCTGAATGTATATAAGGAAGTATATGTTTTAATACCCACCATTCGTTTATCCATACAACATTAGAATTTCTTTTCTTCTTTAAATCTTTTAATTCTTTTTTTGACATTTTTTTTTCATCAGTAAAACTACCTGTCAAAGCTAATTTTTCTTCTTTTTGATTACCATATTTAATTAATTCTTCACAGAATTTTTTAGATAAAGCTTCTTCAAAATACCAAAACCAATTTTTAATTTTCATAAAATATAATTTAAATAAATGTACCTATTAATACAAGTCTTTTACCTACTTTAGGGTTGTAGTTAAAATGTTCTGACTTATCAAAACATATCCCTTTGTATTGTTTAGGTTTTATTTCTTTAATAATTTTTTTATTTTTTAAAACTACCGTTTTAGATTCCTTATCTTCCATATCATTAAGATATATAATGATTTGTTTGTAATCGTAGTCGTGGTCTGTGTGTATGCCGCTTTTTTCAAAACCATTAGGATATGTTAAATTATAAGAAATTCTTAAATAAAAATGAGGTTTTATTTTTACAGCTTGTGAAAATTCATTTAAAATTTTTACAGTTGGTTCATGGAACCCTGATGTTACATTTTCTGTAATACTTCTGTCTTCAGGTCTAGGTAAAACTAAATGATTAAATAAACCATCTTTTATATTTTTTCCCAAAGATCCTGTTGAAGGAATTTGAAAAAAAGGAAATTTATCTCCCAATAAGACATTATCTATAAAATCTTTGCTTTCTTTTGATAAAAAGTTATTATGTTCTTTAAATAAATCCATACTTTATACTTAAATATATATCAAATAAAATTAAATAATCAATACTTATGAAATTTGAAAAAAAACTTATTAATATAGAATTAGCGACTAAAAAACAAAAACTTAAAGAATTGTGGGATATCAAAGGTATTATTGAAGGGGTAAGTAATCAGACTTTAAAATTTGATACTCGTCCAATTCAAAAAAATAAAAAAGTAGGTTATTTTAAATCTAAAGCTGATAAGATGGTTTTTAATTTTAAAAATCAATGGGTCATAGTAGATGTCCCAGAAATGACTCAATATATTAAAAATAATCAACTAAAAGATGTTCATTTACAAGATTTGCTATCTAAGCTAGAGTGGAATATAATACTACCAAAATAACAAAAACCTTATATATTCAACCCTATGGCATTAAAAAAAGTAGATTTTGCAGCAGGTTTTAATAAACAAAGCGTAGCATCCGCTCTTCCAGGACAATGGGTAGATGGTGACTTTGTGCGTTTTAGATATACGGCACCAGAAAAAATAGGTGGCTGGCAACAATTAAGTGTCAATCAAGAAACTGTTCCAGGAGCAGCTAGAGCTCAATTAGCTTTCACAAGTTTAAAAGGTGAGAGATATACTGCGATAGGTACTTCTCAAGGACTTTTTATATATTACGGAGAACAGTTTTACGATATTACCCCTTTAGCTACTGCAATCACAGGAGCGACGTTTGATACTTTTTCTGGTTTGGATAATGTGACAGTTAATAAAACCTCTCATGGACTACAAGTTGGAAGATATGTAACTTTTTCAGGGGTAACTCCTCCAACAGGTTATATTGATACCGATTTTACAACAGGTGCTTTTGAAGTTTTAACTGTTCCTAATGATAATACTTTTACTATTGAAATGAGAGTTAATGCAACTGGGGCAGCCTCTGCTTCAGGAGCTGCTACAATTAATCCGTATGAAATAGTAGGGCCTACTTTTCAAACACTAGGTTATGGATGGGGTACTTATCTATGGGGAGATTCTACATGGGGCACAGAACGAGGAACTAGTAATGTAACTTTAGATCCAGGTAACTGGTCTTTAGATAATTTTGGTGAAGTCCTTGTTGCAACTATTTTTAATGGTAAAACATTTACATGGGATGCGGGAGCAACTAATCCTAGAACAGTCAGAGCTTCTACTTCTACTTCCGGTTTTTCTACTTCTGCTAATCCCACAGCAACTCGATTTACTCTTGTATCAGACAGAGACAGACATTTATTTCATTTTGGAACAGAAACAACTATTGGCACAGCATCAACACAAGATCCTATGTTTGTAAGGTTCTCGGACCAAGAAAATTTAAATGAATACGCTCCTACCGCTATCAATACAGCAGGAACTTTTAGATTGGACACAGGTAATAAAATTACGGCAGCTCTTCAAGGCAAGGATTATGTTTTTGTATTGACTGATTTAGCTGCTTATATTATTCAATTTGTTGGTCCACCTTTTACTTTCTCAGTAAGACAAGTAGGAACAAATTGTGGGTGTTTAGCTCAACACGCGGCTTCTTATGTTAATGGAGCAGTATATTGGATGTCAGGTGAAGGAGGATTTTTTATGTACGATGGTACGGTTAAATCTTTACCTTGTCTGGTTGAAGATTTTGTATTTACTACAAATAATGGAAACTTGGGTATCAACTATAATTCAGCAGATACCATTTATTCAGCTCCAAATAGTTTATACACAGAAATTAATTGGTTTTATCCTAAGTCCGGATCGGATCAAATTGATAGATGTGTAACTTATAATTTTGGTGAAAACGTATGGACTACAAGTTCATTAGCTAGAACCACCTATCAAGATCAAGGTGTATTTAATTTACCTTATGCAACAGAATACAACGCAACAACGACTCCAGTATTCTCAGAGATTTCTGGGATTACAAATACTTACGGAGCTTCGTTGTACTATGCTCATGAAATAGGAACCGATCAAGTTAACAGTTCGGGCACAACTTCTATTGATGCTTTTATTAGATCGGGAGATTTTGATATTGAAGATGGGGAACTGTTTATGTCAATGAGAAGATTTATGCCTGACTATAAATTTTTAGTGGGTAATTCTAAAGTCACTTTATTTGTATCTGATTTTCCTTCAGACACACAAACAAGTTCTCCTTTAGGTCCCTTTACAATAACAAGTACTACTGATAAAGTAGATACTAGAGCAAGAGGAAGATTACTGTCTATTAAAATAGAAAATGATGCTGCAGGTGAAACTTGGCGTTATGGTAGTTTTAGGCTTGATGCACAACCAGACGGGAGAAGATAATGCCTTTTAAATCTGAAAAACAAAGAAAATATTTATTTAAAAACAAACCTAAAGTAGCAAAGAAATTTGCAAAAGATTCTAAAAAGAAAACTCATAAAATGCCTGATGGTACTATTATGAAAGGTGCTAAACATAATGGCTAAATTAAGTAATTACATACCCGAGCCTAAACAAGAATACGACGTAGAAAATCAAAGACAAATTATAGAATCTATGACAACTATGAAACAACAACTTAATTTTTCTTTCCAACAAGATATAAAAAATGAACAGGACACCTTTAACTATTTCTTATCCTAATGAGTATATTTTACAGCAACGAAACTTTTAATTTAACTACTACTAATTTAACTACAGTATTAACTATTTCTACCTCTGCTATTGCTATTGTAAAAACGGTTCAAGCAGTTCATGATACCGCAAGTGCTGTAGATACGGATATTTTTGTTAAAAAAGTTTCTGGAAGTGATGTTCAAATTGGCCATGAAACTTTAAATAAAAATACTGTCAACATGCTAACAAATACCTTGAATTTAGAAGCAGGAGATGTTATAAAAATGCAAGCAGGCACCGCTAATGAAATAACAGGTATTATTAGTTATGCGCTTATAAACAGAGAGAATGAAAATGGATAAAGATATACCGACAATAAATTGTACAACTGTTATCACTTTTAGAAACACTAAAACGGGTGAAAAGTTTACTGAGAAAGTAGAAGGACCTGATATTGTTCAAGATATAACAGTTCAAGTTTCCCCAAAAGGATTAAATATACTTCAGAAAGTTATGCAAAATGATAAATCAAAGCCCTAAAGGCGGGACTGAAATACAGTTAGAGTATTTAGAAAAATACGTTAATAAAGAGTTATTAGATCAAGTACAGATTACTACTTCTGTTCCTGAAAAAATACCTTTACACCCTACTAAGTTAAATATCCTTTGGCAAAAAAACTCTTACGATCAGCCTAACATAGCCCCCTGGTTTCAAGATAAATCTAACCATAGTAAGTATGATTGGTATGTATTTAATTCACATTGGAACTATGAAAAATTTAGAATGATGTTTAATATTCCAGAGGAACAATGTGTAGTTATTAAGAATGGAATAGATAAAATAGAAAAAGCAGAACCCTATCAACAAGGTAAACCCATACGAATAATCCATCAGAACACACCCTGGAGAGGACTAAGTGTTCTACTAGGTGCCATGCAAAAGGTTAAAAACCCTTTGATTACTTTAGATGTTTATTCTTCTACAGAAATATATGGAAAGAATTTTCATAAAAATAATGATCAAGATTACACAACTTTATATGAACAAGCAAAAAAATTGCCGAATGTAAATTACATTGGCTACAAACCAAACTCTTATATTAAAGAACATCTTAAAGATTATAATATGTATGTTTACCCAAGCATCTTTGAAGAGACTTCTTGTATATCTTTATTAGAATCTATGGCTGCGGGTTTATATTGTATTACTACAAATTATGGAGCTCTATTTGAGACAGGCGCAGAGTTCCCTATGTATATTCCGTATAGTAGTAACTATAGAAATTTAGCTGAAAAATTTGCTTATGGTATAGAAGCTGCTGCAGCAAGTCTACATGAATCTGTAATACACAACCACTTAATTTCACAATCTCAATACACACATCAGTACTATGGATGGGGCAAACAAGCTTCTTCATGGACTAGATTTTTACAAGGAGCTATAAATGCAAAAGCCTAACGAACCTATTTGGTTTAACGATGATAAAACAGTTACCCCTAATAATGATACCTATCAAACAATTAAAAAAAACAAAGTAGACTCTGCACAAAACTACACTGAAATAAATATTGGGGGTCAGTCTCCTCATAAGATAATGTTATGTACACCTTGTCATAGTGATGTCTCTATGCATTATTGCCAAGCTGTTTTAAAATTTCAACAAGAATGTTGGCAGAAAAAAATACAAGTTAGTTTTACTTTATTAAAATCATCTTTAGTCACTCAAGGTAGAAACCTATGTGTAGCTGAGATGTTAAACCATGAAGATAAATACACCCACTTATTGTTCATAGATTCCGACATAGACTTTCAAGCCAAGACCATATTTAAAATGCTAGAAGCAGACAAAGATATTATAGGGTGTCCTTATCCTATGAAAATGTTTAGTTGGGACAAATCATGGAGAAGGTTAAACGAAAAAGAAGATGCTATACAGAACCAAGATGATTATTTACGTAGCGCTTATACCTTTCCTGTTAAACTAGATAATCCAAATAATGTGGAAAGCACCAATGGGATAATCGAACTAACCCATGCTCCTACAGGATGTTTCTTAGTTAAAAGAGAAGTGTTAGAAAAAATGATGAAAGAGTACCCTGAACTAGAGATATTTCAAGCTACTATTATCAACGGTAAAGAAGAGAAAAAACCAAATATGTTTAACCTATTTGACACTCTTCATGACACTAAAACTAAACGTTATTACGGTGAAGACTTTGGATTCTGTCAAAGATGGAGAGATATTGGTGGTAAAGTATATGGTTATATAAATGACTATATCACTCATGTTGGAGAGCACTCTTATACCGGTCGTTTTTTTGACGATCTTTGGCAAGGTAGTCGTCCTCTTAAATCTGTTGACGACACCAAAAAAATCAAATAAAGTACCTTATTACAGGATTTCGATGCCTGCTTAACAATATAAATATATTTAAATTATGGCAATATCTAGATCTTTAATGAACAGACAACTAAGAGCAAGCGGTGGAATTATGGACGTTACACCAAGAGAAAATTTTGGTTTCGGAAGTTCACTTAAAAAATTCGTTAGAAAAATTATACCTAATGAAATATCAGAAATAGCAGTTAAGGCTGCACCGTTTGTTGCACCATTTAACCCTGCTCTTGCAGGAGTAATGTCAGGTGTAGGTACGTTTGATCAAACAGGAAGTATTAGCTCAGGTTTAAAATCTGGAGCTATGAATTATGGTGGTGGTCAGTTAGCAAGATATGCAGGTGGCGCAGGTTTCCAAGGTAATCCTTTTGGAGACGGTGGAGCATTCACAGGTGGACTACAAGGTTTTAAAGGTGGATTCAGTTCTCCTATAGGAACAGAGACTGGTCTTGGTAAGTTTTTCTCGAACCGAGGAACTGAAGCTGTTCAAGGTATAGATAGTGGAAGAGCCGGAGATAGTGCAAGTGCTTTATCGAGATCAACAGCAAATGTTCCAACAGAAGCTTTAGCTAGTGAAGTATCCTTTGTTCCAGGTGGAACAGAAGCTTTAGCTAATGCTAGTGACCCTTTAGGTTCACTTATAATTGATGAATTATCATTGGTACCTAATGCAATAAATAAAACTACAGTAGCAAAAGAACCTGGATTTTTAAAAAATATGTTTGATGGGATTTCTAATCAAGACTATGGTAAAGTTGCTCAAACAATCGGAGACGGTGCTAAAAAATTTGGTAAAGCTATGTTTACAAATAAAGATGGTTCTATTGACAAAGCAGCAGTATTGGGAGCAGTAGCTTTCACAGCTTCATACGCAGAAGCTAAAGCATTAGCAGCGGACGCTGGAGTAGAAATAACTCCAGAAGAATATGATGAATCTAGAAAAGCTGAAAAACAAGAAGAGTACGCAGGTTACTTAACTAATTTCTTTGGCGGTCAAAAAGACGGTGGCAGAATAGGTTATGAAGGTGGAGCTAATGAATTAATTAAAGATAAACTAATGGAAGATATAATGCCAGATACAAGCACTGAAGAAATGATAATGATCATGACAGAAACAGGACCAAAAATGATTAAAAAATCAGACTATGAAGCAATGTCAGGAATGTTTAGAGATACGACTACAAGTCTTTACGGAGATGCAGCTAGAGGAAGACCTGTTCCAGAATTCGCTAACGGCGGAAGAATAGGTTACGCAAGAGGGACTCCAGATACTACTATGTTTGAAGAACTAAATACAGATACTATTTATCGACCCGAACCTGAGAGTACAATAACTTTACCAGAAGAAATGCCAGGCGATGATAAAATGGCGGGTAGTCAAGGTTATGACGAACAATATAATGCATTTATAGAATTAAGAGATACGTTTCATTATAGAGAAGGAGACTCTTATTCTGAAGCTAATAGAAAAGCTAAACAAATAGTTTACGGAATGAAAGATGGTGGAAGAATAGGGTTTAATGATGGTGGATCTGTAATTACATTAATGGATGGAACTACAGTTCAAATTCCAGATGGAGCTTACGATAATGGTACCTTTAAAGATATTATTTATTCTAGTAGTAAAGGAGATTTATTAAGAGAAGAGATTGTAAGAAAATTAAATTTTGCAAAAGGCGGAAGAGTAGATAGAAGATTTGGTTCACCAGAAGAAGGTGAAGGAAGCGGCGTTATGGAAATGTTATCTGTGGATGTAGATGCAGGTAACGATGAAGAGGAAGAAAATATGACGATGGCATATGAACCTGGAAATTTTACTAACGTACAAAAAAGTTATATGTATAGAAGATTAGCTGGAATGGGTGGAAAAGATAGAAGTATTACGATGCCTGATTTATATAAAATATTTAAAAACCCAGGAAAGTATCCTGCGGATGAAGCTGTAATACAAGTTATACTAGAAGCTAACGGATATAAAAACGGCGGAAGAATAGGTCTTAAAGACGGAACAGGTGGTAATAGAGTTTCACAATTACTAATATTAAGAGACGAAGCACTTAGTAAAGGTGAAGACACTTCTATATTTGACGCAGAGATTTTTCAATTAACAGGTAAAACATTTAAATCGATAGGTGGGATAAGTGATATACCAACAGGTGAACCCAGACTAAATGCAGGTGGAGTAGCTGAGAGAGATTACAGACAAACAGGTGGATTTGTTCCAGTTGGAATTAAAGAGAGAGCTGATGATGTACCCGCTATGTTAAGTAAGAATGAATTTGTAATGACTGCTGATTCAGTAAGAGGCCTTGGTAATGGCAGCGTTGAAGAAGGTTCTAAGAAATTATACAACACAATGAAACAAGCTGAACAAAAAGGAAAAATAGCATAATGGCCGCAACAGATTACACACAAACAACAAGACGAGCTCCTTTTTTAGAAGCGGCTCAAGAGAATTACGTAGATTTATTAACACAACAAGTAGGTAGAGCTCCTGGCTCTGCTGGTGTACCTACACTAGGTGAACTTGGACCACAGATTGCAGGACAAAACGTTTTAACACAAGCTGCTCAACAACAAGCAGCAAGCCAAGCGGGTTTAGGTCAATTAACTTTTGGCGCAGAAGGACAAGTAACAGGTACAGGTCAAGGCACAGGTGTTTCAGGTTATGAACCTTATTTAACTCAAGCAGGTCAATACTCTGGTCCCAATGCTTACCAACAATTCATGTCACCTTATCAACAAGATATTATTGACACAACTCTTACAGATTTTGATTACCAAACGGCACAAGGTGTTCCTCAATTATCAGCCAATGCTATTAACGCTGGAGCTTTTGGTGGTGGAAGAGACGCAGTAGCTCAAGCTCAGTATGCTTCAGATGCCGCAAGACAAAGAGCCAACTTACAAGCTACTATGTTAGGTCAAGGATTTACTCAAGCAAACATGTTAGCAAACCAAGGTTTTGATCAACAAAGAAATTTAGCATCATTACAACCTTCTTTAGCCGCGTCTTCAGTACAACAACTAGGTGCAGCTGGTACAGGAAACTTAGCTTATCAACAAGCCTTACTAGATGCTCAACAACAACAAAATCAATTAGCTTACAATGAACCTTTAAATCGAATCCAGTCATTTGGATCAGGTATTGCAGGTCAAGCTGGCGGAGTTCCAACTACTACTACCAATCAAAGTATGGGTGGAGCACAATCTGTTGGACCCTTATCACAAGCTTTATCGGCTGGACTAAGTGCTTATGGTTTAGGTAGCATTTTCGGAGGGAAATAATGTATTTTAAAAGACCATCATTTAAAAGAGGCGGATCTACAGGAATCGCTCAACTAACTCCTAGCAGACAAGGATATGCTGGCGGTGGAAACATCGGTGGCGGCGGTATTGGTGGTAGGAATCTTGGAACACGAACAGGATTTAATGTTATATTGAATGAGTTTGGAATGCCCTATCAAAAACCACCTACTCCTTACAAACCAAATTTTAATTTAAAAGGAGGCTCTTATGTCCCAAAAGGTAATCTACCAATGGTTATCCCACAAGAACTAAAAGGTATTTCTAGGCTTCTAGCAAAATATCCTAAAATAGCAGCTTTGGGAACTTATGGAACTGCGGCAGGAATTGGAACTGGTATAGGTCAATTAGCAGATTGGGCTACAAAAAGTACTAGCACACCCGAGGGATATAAAAGATTAAAAGAATCAGGTGGGGCTAATTTTAATTTCGATGAAACAAATCTAGATGTCGGTGAAATTTTTAAATATATAGATGAAGGAAATAAAATAGGTGAAGCACCAGGTTTCTTCCCAAGAGGTGGTAAAGATAAATTTTATGAAGATAGAGATTTAGATCCTGAAACAGGTTTAGCTATAGACAGAGGTTTTTTACCTACCCCTAGATTTGATTCTGATCAAACAGCAAACATGGAATCGATTGTAGAAGAAATGGTTCCTAATAAAAAAATAGATGAGGACAAACCTGAACCTACTTTCGAAGATACTTATCAAACAGAGTTTGACAAAATTCAAAAATTAATCGGAGATGACAATACTAAAGGTATGGCAGCTATTGCTTTATCTGAAGCGATTGGCACACCTGGAACTCTTGCAGACAAAGCTGCAGTATTAAACAAATCTCTTGTATCCCTAATGGGTAATAAGAAAAAAGATAAAAAAGAAATTGCAATGCTTGCCTACAAAGCAACTAAAGAAATTGAAAAAGCTAAAATTGTTGCAGGTAAACAAACTGATAGTGCTAAAAACTTTGAAGAACTAAAAACTTTAAATAGAATAATTCGAGACAAGACAGGTACTTATAATGAAGACCAGAAAAAAAATGCAAGAAGTAAATTAAAAGTTATTGAGGCCGCTATTAGCAGTTTAAACCCAGCTAAAGCAGGTTTAGGAGCAGGTTTTAAACAAGGTTTAGATGCTTCAATGGCCTTAGATACCGCAGCTAATAAAATTATCAAATTCAAAGGAGATAAAAACAGCGATACTTACAGAAAAATGATTAGTGAATATAACTCGGCTTTATCTTACCTAGCTGCAAAAAATGACCCTTCATTAAATTCTGCAATAAATACAATACAATCTAGAATGCAAAACGCTTTAGGTAAAAAAGATGGTGGTAGAATAGGATTCGCCAACGGTTCCCCTATAGAACAAATAACAGAAACGGAAACAATAGAAACTTCTGGAACCCCAACTGCACAAGTTACTCAGTTATCATTTGAAGAACTAAGAAGCAGACTACCTCAAGAAATAACAGACGATGTAGTTAAATTTTTATCAACTAGCAATGAAGCTTTACAAGATTTTGCTTATATTAGAACTGCCGGAGACGTGAAAAAATTCAATATGAAATATGGGCTGAATTTAGTATTGCCTGCCCAAGCATAGGAGGCTAAATGGCTGAAGACAACAGTATTTTTGGTGATATATTTAAAGCCGAACAACCAGAAATTGAACCAGAAACAGTTGGTGCATTAGATTATCTTACTGATATTCCTCTTGGAGTATTAAAAGGAGCCAGCCAAGCCGTTCAAGGTTTAGTATCATTAGGTGCAATGCCTATTGATTATTTAGCAAACACTAATTTAATTAGTGCTATCGATAATATTTTTGACAAGATCACACCAGAAACAGATACAATTGTTGGAGATGTAACTTCTGTAATTACACAATTTGGTGTGCCATTAGGAGCAGCAGCTAAAATTGCTAATGGTGTTTTAAAATTAAACAAAGCAAGTCAAATAGTAAAATTAAATAATTTTAGAAGAGCAGACAATACGTATGACTACGCAGGAGCTAGTGGAGAACTTGCAAAACGTGCAGGATATTGGGGAGCTTTAGGTGGAGTTACTGATTTTGCGGTATCAACTCCTGGCGACCTTACTACTTTTAGTGAGACATTGGGATTTGGAGAAGATTACAAAGGAAATGAGTTAGAAGGATCTGCTAAAGCTGCAGAGTTCTTTAAAGAAAAAATTAAATTTGGTGCAGAAGGAGTATTACTTGGTGGAGGTCTTACTGCTGCATTACCGGTTGCAGGAACAGTAGGTCTTAAATATGGATTAATTCCTGCAGGGAAAACTGTAGCGTATGCAGGCGGTAAAGCTATGAGAGCTATAGATTACACTGTATTTAATCCATTAAGTAAAATAATTGGTAGTGAAACTGTAGGGGCTGGAGCTAAAACTACAATGGAATTTTTAGGAAATCAATCTACTAAAATAAGACAAAAATTAAATATACCTGATCCAAAAGATTGGAAATTTTATTCTACAGATATGAATGCTCCTTTTAAAGAAAGATTGTTAAAAAAATTAGATAACGCAAAAAATGCATTTAAATCTGATGGTCCTTTAAGTATTAGTCAAGCAGATGAATTAAGAAAAGTTGAAGGTTTTGTTCAAAGAGATGAAAAAGGTTTAGTTAAAATAATGAATCAAATAGATAATCAATTTAAACAAATAGCTAAAGGAGCT